ATAGCCGGGTACATATCCGGCATCGCAACGGCACTCTTCTATCTCATCCTGTTCCTGAACTGGACGTTCGATGAACAGAATCCCGTAAACTAGATTTACCTGCTTCGGCAGGCCACGGTACGGAACGCCCGGTTGCACCGACAAAAGCAGTAGAAGTACCGCCGTGGATAGTTCACGGGCCGGTCGGAATGCGGAGGATGCTTTCACAATGTGGGCATCTGTAAAGCGGGTTCGACTCCCGTCGTGGATAGCAGCACAACCCAGAAAGTGTCCTGAACTACTGGATGCGAAATGGAGTAGTGGTCACCGTCAGCCCTGCGGTGCTGCGAAATGGGCGATATATTCCCTGTGATAGTCTTCACAACGAGCCAGCGGGGGTACTCCTGTCGCCATGCGAACCCATCTCCCTCTGCTGGCTCCTTATATAAGGGAATTACATGGCGTTCTTTGAAGAAACACTCGCAACCGCCGTAGATAGCAGCGGGACCGGAACCGTCGGCATAAGAGTGAACGACCGAAACGGGAACATCACTCTCGAAATCCAGTCCACTCTCGCACGAGACTGGTACGTCGAAGTGACAACCGACTCAGGCGCCAACAAATCAGCAGTCATCACCCCGGGAACAGATATCTCACTCACCCGGGGATGGATCAAATCACGATTCCTGAACGACTCCTACGAGTTCGACTACGGCTCAATAAGATCCGTCTACCCCGCAGGTAACAGCAGAACAACGGAACTCTCCTGATGGCAGCAGCATTCGACCAACTGTTCACAGCAGCATCCACAGACGTAAACGCAACCGAGCTGGACTCGTCCAGCTTCGCAGTGTCATCAGGAACAACACTGCTGGCATCGCTCTTCACAAGAGCAGAACAGGCGAACGAAGTCACGTTCACCGGCGGCGGACTGACATGGACCAAAGTGCTCGAATCAATCTCGTCAGGGGCAAGTTTCGGCGGGCACATGCAGACCTACCGGGCTCACGCAAACGCAGCCTCAACCGTGACCGTAAACTCCAGCTTCGACGCAGGCGGATCAATGGCACTCGGTGTCATTACCTACACGGGCGGAGACTCGTCAACAGTAGTCGGAAATAGCTCACTCGCACGAAATACCGGCAATACGCAGAGCATTTCAGTACCAGCATCCACAGGAACCGACTCGTCCATCAGCGCTTCAATAATCGGAGCCGGTGACCCGTGGTCGTCCTCTAATACGCCAACAGGATTCACATTCAGGGGAAGCGTCGGATCAGGCGGGCAATCATCACGAAAAGCTGGATGGTCAGTAGCAGATCATGTCGTGACCACCGCAGCAAACGACTCCCACACATGGTCCTCTGACGGCACGTTCCGAGTTCCAACCAACGTCATCACAGTGGAAGTCCTCGAAGGCGGCGCAGCACCACCGGCTATCACCAAGATCGTTCGCAACCTGATGACGATGGGCGTAGGACGACTATCCCCATGACAACACAGGCTCCTGAACTAGAACTGGAACTGCCAGTCATCACGACCGAGGACATGTGGAAATCATGGGGGTACGAACCAACCCCGCCACAACGGGCAATCCTCGAAGATATCCAGAAGTTCCAACTGGTCGCAGGAGGATGGAGAGGCGGTAAATCTCAGACCGCTGCAGCAAAAGCAGCAACCGAAACCATCAAGTTCCTCGCACTCTACGGAGATCAAGCAGCAGGACAGGTCGCATGGCTCGTAGCAAAATCATACGAACTCACACGCGCCGAACACGGATACATCACAACACTCCTGCGAAAATGGTACGGATCAGCCGTCAAATCCTCGACGAAGATGGAACTCGGATGGATCCGAATACCCGTTGAAGGCGGACACTTCACCATCAAATGCAAGTCAGCAAGCGACCCGGAATCACTCGCTATGGAAGCACCGGTCTGGGTAGTGGTATGCGAAGCCGCACAGGTCTCAATCGACACCTACGAGAACCTCAGAGGACGCACAGTTGAAGCACGACAGCGATATCCCGAGTTCGGATGGCTCCACCTCGAAGGAACTTTTGAAGGATCGCTCGGCTGGTACGCATCGCTATGGAATAAGTGGCAGTCACCAGCAGTTCAAGCGCAATTAGACGCAAAATCCTACTCGCTACCAACGCACTCAAACACCAACCTCTTCCCCGGTGGCGAAAACGACCCGGCATTCCTCAAACTGAAGGAAGATACGCCCGAAAACCTCTTCTCTGAGAAGTACCTCGGCGTACCAGTGCCACCGTCAGGGCGAGTTCACGCCGCATTCGACCCTGCAGTCCACGTTCGCAACGTCAAATACGACCCGGATCTGCCCATTTACCTCGGTATCGACCCCGGATACTCAGGTCAGCCGTCCACATACGCCGTCGAGGTGTGCCAACTGGTGAATATCGGGGAAGATGGCTTTAAACAGTGGCAAATTATCGACGAAATAGCGATGAACAAGTTCGACCGAGCCAACTTCTCAGCAGAAGATATCTGCGATGAAGCACTCGGACGCCCGTGGTGGTCAAATCCACTCAAACATGGCGTGATCGACGTAGCCGGACTACAGCACAACGCAACCTCTCCGGACAATAACGCCGAAATCTGGCGCAAAAAGACCGGAATCGTACTCCACCACAAGCCACAGCAGATCAAGAACCAGATCGACCGCTTCGACCTGTCCCTGAAACAGAACACGCTCACCGGAGAACCGGGACTACTCATCTCACCGAAGTGCCAACTGATAATCTCAGAACTAGGCGGTGCTCCGAACCCGCATGACGGACAGGTTCACGTGTATTCGTGGCACAAAAACCGCCAGGGCGAGGTCACCGGCAAGACGCCACTCGATGCATACTGCGACGGCATCAAGGCATTCACGTACCTCGCGCTCGATATACAGGGTCCGGTGTTCGGAAATGCAAATAGTGGTACGATAACCGTGAAATCAAGGCGCAAAAGCCGTCGCGCTAGCCGAATAAGACGGTAACCGGACTCAGGAAGCTAGATAGAAGTGTCGTTCGGATATGGCAGGACAGGCGGCCTGGTAGTCGCAAGCCCGGAAGCGCATAATGCAGCACGCTCCAGTGCAGACTTCCCTGTAAATAATGCCAATACCAATGGCGCTGACCGGATCCAGGCAGCAATTAACAAGCTGACCGCAGGGCGAACATGGGTCGAAACGGTCAACGTTATTGGGCCTGTCAATATTGAGTCCGTTGTCACCGTTCCTTCCTACACGCGCATAAACATGGAAGGGTCTGTCCTCACCCTCGCAGATGCAGTTAACGACAACATGTTCGAGAACTCTGATCGGACAAAAGCGTCTGGCGGGAATAAGGAAATCTACTTCACCGGCGGAGTCCTGAAAGGGAATAGGTCAGGGCAAACACCCGGCGCAACATCTCGTGGCATCTCGTTAATTCAGTGCGGTGAATGGGCTCTAGACAATATTACGGTCGAGGATTTTGAGGAAGATGGAGTACGGATCGCAGGGGTTGAATCAGGAGAAGGTGGACTCGGGCAGAACGCAATAAGATCATCAACCGGAACCCTGCGAAGCGTAATTGCAAAACGAAACGGCGGGAACGGAATCTACGTTCGGCGCGCCATGCGCAGGGTGGCTATTGATGGGTGCGAAGCATCATATAACGATGGAACCGGCATCCTGCTAGATGCCTCCGAAGTTCACGGCACGATCAATCACTGCTTCTCGAACCGGAAGTGGGGCATGAGCTTCACGAACGGGCACACAAACTCCCTCGGATCGTGGGTCTGCACTGCGAATGGATACGGGGGGCAGCATGTTTTTGGCCTCGTCAACTCGAACTTCTCGTTCATAGCGAAAAACAACTGGCAACAGGCATTCACTATTAACAGTCGCTATTCGTGGACTGCATCCTCTCACGGGACGAACGAGTTCTACATGAGTCCTGCCCCGCCAGAGCAGCCTTTTCACATCATGGATGACGACTCCGCTATGATTCCGAATGGCACTATCGGATCACTGCCTGCCGGCGTTTTTGCATGGGGGAACAACGACACAAACGCCCCTTCATCTACTGTATATGCAAGGCTCTCGGACTCTTCAGATCCAGATGCCTCAACCATGATTTTCAACGCAGGCGGCGAGGTCACATTCGACCACGTGGCAGGGACTCACGGCACAACAAACCGGGCTGTCGGCACTATAGTCACAGACTCCGAAGTGAACCTGAACGGGATATATCTGAACGAAGATCCTGTTGACCCGGTAGACCTGAATACAGGGGTGAAATGGACACTTTCATCCAATGGGACGAACGAATACTTTCTTGAGAAAAGTTCAGGCGGGAACCCTCGACTCTGGGCAACCGGACAGCCAGGCGATGTGAATGTTGCAGGCTCTTCACTCACCGCAGGGGGAACGCTTGGCGCGCTGTCGGCAGGTGAGTGGGGCTGGGGAGACAACGCAGGCAATACATTCCAGACGGTCTACACGAGACTCTCGGACTCCTCAGATCCCAATAAATCCGTGATGACTTCAGACGGAATTACATATCCGTTACAAGCGTCACATGCGATATGGTTCGGGGATTCTGGTGATGGAGATGCGTTCTTTGAGGGAGTCGCAACTACTGACACCAGCATAAAATCTGTCGTTGCTACAGCGCATGTAACAGCAGCCAAAGACGGAGTGATTAGACACCCGCCGAACAACCTGATGAGCGACCTCAACATCACGACTCTATTCGGGGCCAACCAAAACCAGCCGCTTCTGTGGGGCAAGGAAGATGTGATTGTTGGCGACTCATTTGCAGTTGGGCAAAATGGATCAAGCGGCCAGGTCACAGTGACATTTGCACATGGCCTGCTCACGACGCCATCGAGAGATGATCTTGAGTTCCACATCACTGACATCGGAAATGCTTTAGACTTCAGGTGGGACTCGCCAATTATAAATACTGCAAACTCATCAATCGTGGAAGTAAGATTCCATCTTGCAGTACGTGATGCAGGCGCCACAGAATTTGCACGACCTGTCCTTCGTATCCGGCCACAACTACCATCGCGAGTAACTTAATGGTCACCACCCAATTCGATCTGAACGGATCGTCACCGCGCGATGAGGAATTTGAGCAACAGCCACAGTTCCCCTCAGCCGCAGACGTAGAAGGTCGCATCTCACGGAAGTGGGAATCTCTCACGACCATCCACACTCGTATGGACGCTGACTTCGACCTGTACACACTCAAGGACTGGATGCCCGAGTTCGACGACCCAATCGGGTCAGAAGATATCTACACCACCAACGACCCACGGGTTCTTGCAGAGAAGATCATTGCGTTCATCACCGCCACAGAGCGGATCATCGTCGCCCGAAACGACGAAGCGCAAGATGAGCAAGAGCAGATCAACGACATGTCCGAGAACCTGGCAGTCGGAATGCTTGAGAACGCGGATCGCCACCTCGAACGACAGGGTGACCCGCGAGTTCAAGACCAACTGGCATTCTTCACAACTGTCAGAGGAAGATACGCCGCCGCGCGCGCGTTCCTTAGAAAGCGACCGAACGGCGACACCTACGAAGACATCCTCCCGCTAGACCCGCGCAATCTCGTTGTCCAGCAGGGCGACGGAGAGTTGAAGTGGGCAGCGTACCGGATGAGGTGGACAGCAGGCAGGGTGAAGGACGAGTTCCCCAACTTCGAGTTCTCAGAAAGCCTCGCATCAGACGAGACAACAACCGTCTGGGAGTATTTCTCGCGAGAGGCGAACCCTAACTTCAACGAACTCGTTCTCGATACGTCCATTCCGAGAGAGATGGTCGAGCAACTGACGGATCCGTTCGAGCGACACCCGTTCGTCTACATGTCCGGGATCATCATCGACTCCAAGTGGGCAAGAGAACCGCACGACCTGCACATGTTCTCGTTCCCGGTGGTCATCTCACCCGTTACAGCGCAGCCTGAACTCGCACCGGCAGACAGAACTAACACGCCTGATGTTAGCTTTGGTGAATCGGTGTTTGCAGAAAACAGGAAAGTATGGCAGGAAACCAGCCGAACCATCTCCCAGATCAACAACCTTGCGAACAAGGCGGTTGACCCGCGCACGAAGGTGTACTCACTGGACGGCACGAAGAATGTAGATGATGGAGCCGCTGACCCCGGCGCTACGATGAACCTGTCCACGGCCAACCAGGAAGAGGTCGAGAACTTCCAGGAAGCCGATATCTCCAACGCAGTGGTAGCCAAGCTGAACCAGCTTCAGAAGGAAGGCATCACTGGCGGACTCCCACCCCAGTCGTTCGGAATCCTCGACAAGCCGCTCTCAGCAGTGGCGCTCAGGCAGTTGGGCAACAACCTCGAACATCGGGTGCTCCCCCGGATGAGGGCGGTCGCATCGTGCCTTGAAGGTTGTATCGAAAATATGGTGGCTCAGTTCGAGACCGGGGCGTACAACCCGATCACCGCTTCCGGCAGGAGGTACGACAGCCACAGGTTCTTCAACAGGGTCATCACTCCTGATGAGATCAAGAACCACGACCCGATTGAAGTCAGGATGGATCTCGCCCTGCCAGAAGACGAGGTTTCACGCTGGACTGTGGCTCAGATTGCCATGACCCCAACACCTTCTGGCGAACCGCTTGCAGACCTTGAGTACATCCGTGAGCGCATACTGAAGATTCAGTCTCACAACCGGATGAGCCGCAGGAACTTCGAGGCGTCAGCCAATGTTTCTGACCCGGTAGCGCAGGCACTGAACATGTTCGGTGCAGCAATGCGTGAGGGGAACCAGCCGCTCGCTGCAATCTGGTTTGATAAGTTACAGGTACTGCATCTGCAGACGCAGGTACAGGGCAAGGCTCTTGAACAGCAGTTGCTGATGGCGGCGCAAGGGCTCCCGATCAAGCCGCTTGACGAGTTGCTTGCAGGCAACCTTGACCTGAATACCGTGGCGAGAGACAACAACCAGTCTGCGAACCCGGCCAACGGCGCACCGGGCGTAGCAGAGCGGAGAGGCGCAGGGAATACGCCATCTCAGGATGCAGGATTTAACACGACAGCATCTCGGCAGAGCGGCCAGGACAGTGGACTCATAGACGTAAGTGGCAATCCGATCACGTTCGAGTAACAGGAAACAGATATGAGCGAATTTAGGTTCACGGTAAACGGGCACAGGATTTTTGTCACAGCGGCCTCAATTGAGGAAGCCAAGCGAAAAGTTTTGGACTTTTTCCCTGACATAACTCTGGCCGATATCGGAGAGGGGCCACTGCCAGACGGAGATACCCCCCCGGGCTCTCGCCCCGGCGATCTGATACTTGGCGCAGACTCCGGCGCAGAGCAACCTGCTGGTGGCGATGGCGGAGACGATCAGGGAGACTCAGGGATTCAGGAGCTTTTTGACAGCGGAGTTACGGATGCTTCCCCGGTAGGAGATATCCAACTGCCCGCAGACACCGGTGTAGGCGCAAATCCCCTGCTTGCACCATCGACACAGTTCAGGCAGTTCTTGCGCGGGCAGGGCGTAAACCCTGATTCCTTCGGCGGGCGGAGACTTGGCCGATTCCAGGATGACGCAAGAAGCGTGTTCGATATCGGTTCCGCAACAGGGCTTTTTGGAGCACCCGCGAACCCGGACATCAACAACCCGTTCCAGCAGCAACTCGGCACAGGGCTGCTCGGGAAGTTGCCATCAAACGCACTGACTGCATTCAGGCAGCTACTTAGCGGGGATACCCCTCAAAGCGAGCAGGTAGACCTGTTCAGGAACGCATCCCCTGGAGACATTGGTGCTGAAGAGTTGCGTGCGCTTGCACAGCAAGCACTGGGCGGAGTTACCAGCAAGGGGTTCTCGAACAGGTTTGGTGGGCAGATCGTTAATAACGCAGCGCGTAACTTTCAGGAGCAAGCAGACCTCAGCCCGAGCAATCCTGAACTGTTTTCACAGTTCCTGAACCGCAGGCTCAGACTTGGAGTGGGTTAAATGACAACCGGGCAGGGCAATCCGTTCTTCGATCTCGGTCTCTTTGAGGGAGATCCAATCGGAGATCGCCTGATCTTCAACTCGGCACAGCCAGAGAACTTGAGCCCGTTTCAAGCGAACAGTTTCCAGTCGCTCTTTGAGCCGACATTCAACTCGTTTCTTGGAGCACTGGGCTCGCAGATCAGGAGAGGTGACGCACCCACGCTGTCCTTTCAGAACTTCCTGCAGAACGACTTCAACCCGAACCGCGCGCTGCTCAGGCAGAACTCTGGTGGCAGCGGTTCTGGTGGCCCGACACTATTCAGATTCAATAGATGACCACTCAACGCGACGCACTCCAGCAGTTAGCAGACCGGTTAGTACCCGGTACGAAGGTGCGCGACCCGCAACTATTCGCTAATTTCTTGCGAACTCAGACTACGGAGTTCCAGCAGTTGCAAGCCGATGCCCAGCAAGGGAATCAATCTGGTGGCGCATCTCTTTTTGACCAGACACTTGGCAGGGCAATAGGTGCAGCAGGTCGCGGAGCACGCGGTGTAGGCAGGGCGATTGGCGAACAGGCGACTCAGGGCTTTAATGCTGCTGGATCTGAACTTGGGCTTCGCGCTGGACAGGCTAGCGGGGCTTTGGATCTTGAGGCACAAGAACTCAAGATACTTGAAGGGGTTTCTGAGGCCGGTGCTGCATTCGGAACGGAGAACCTTGTTGAACCTGCGGTTCGTCCTGTGCTTGGTCGGGACAACTCGTTTAGCAGATTCGTAGAGTCATCGAACCAGAACAGGCAAGGCCAGTCGGTTATTGACTCCATTCTTCAGACCGGCCAGCGAACCGCATTCAGGGAATCCGATCTCCCTACGGCGTACAAGATTGGCGCACAAGTTGCCTTCGACCCGCTGAATGCTGCTCCGGGTATCGGATTCACCAGCCTGCGTAATCTAGGTATTCGATCTGCTTCACTTGGCCGGAAAGCAGCACAAGAGGCTATTGAGCAGGCAGGAAGGGGAGCGTTTGACTCTGCTGTTCAGCGAGGGCTTTCACGGTCTGCTGCGATAGAAGCGCGTAATTCTGCTGAACGGGCTGTGCGTCAGGGCGTGGGCTCCGCTGATGGTATTGCGGCGCGTGAGGCTCAAGGCCTTTCGACGCAGATAGCACCGCGAACTGCGGAACAATCTGCCGCTGATCTCGCACAACGTGCTGCTGGAGAACGGGCACTGAGACCTACGCTCAGAACTGCTGACGGCATAAGTCCATTTGGCACAGCGGATGCGCTTGATGAGGGCGTAGATGACCCTGTATTCCTTAGCTCTCTAAACTTAGGGCAGGGCAGGCTCACCCGCTCCGAGCGGATTAAAGCCTTAGCGCGTGGGGGAGATGAGTTCGACCGGAATTTCCCAGATGATGTCGAAATATTTGCGGACAGGCTTTACAGAGAGACAAGCGCTGATGAAGCCATGTCTATTGTCGGTCGTTCTAACGATGATGCTATGTCATCTGTCCCGACAGCGAATAGCCCGGATCTAGCTTTAGGGCAAGGCCGTAATCGGGGGGTGTTAATTGAGTTCGATACGTCGAAACTTGTAAATCCTCGCACCGGGAAGATTCGTGGTAAGCCTGAATTTAGTAAGCCGGGTTCAAGGTTCATAGCGCAAGAGTCAGGCGTTGCCGAAATAGGTCTAAGAAACGTCAGCCGCGCTGATCTGGGCAGGGGAATAGTCTCATTAACTATTGATCCATCAGTTGCCGACCCTCGTTCAGCAAGATTGCTGACAAGAATCATTCAGAATAATCCCGGGCTGGAAGGCCAGTTCTCTCGTGAGATTTTGCCAGATGGAAGGATTAGGTTTACCCAAGCACCTCCGGTTAATACTGATCCTGCTAGGGTCGCAGGGTTAACAGTCGAGCAGCTTCGCGGCCAGAACGCAAAACTGTTCAACAGTGTCGATCAGTCAATTAACCGCAAGGCTGCTGCTGCTGATGTGGATATTCCTGAAGCACAGGCATCCCAGATACTCGATCTTGAAACCGAGAAGATTGCTAACCGCACTCTCGAAGTAGAACGAATTACGTCGCAGATATCAGAAGACTTACGAATTGCGAATCCGGTCTCAAGGGCAGAACGGACACGCTTGATTTCAGAGGGCAGAAGCGATGCGGTTCGCCGGGCAGCGCCTGTGCTTGAGCGTGGCGAGGGCAGGCAGGCGTTCAATCAGTCACAGGCCCAACTCGCAGGGCAGGTCACGCCTGAGTTTGACGCACCGATTGTCAATGGTGCAGATATAGACACGTTGCTGAACCACATCAGAGACCTGCCAGACACTCGGTTCCTGACGAAGATAAATACGAGGAAAGCGCTTGAGAAGTTGCTTGCTGGAACCTCGCCTGCAAGGAATGAACTCATCCTGCTGGAAAATGCGTTCGGGCGTGAGATGGTTGAGGCGTTCCTTAGCAAGTCTAAGACAGGTAGGGCAGAGGCTGCTTCTCTCATCACAGATGTGTTCGGTGTGCCGAAGACCATCCGTTCAGCTTTCGACCTTTCCGCCCCACTGAGGCAAGGGCTGTTGCTTGGACCGGCGAATCCCCGGGAGTTCAGTAGCGCATTCAGGGATATGTTCAAGGCGATCAACGCTGATGCTGCATTCAGGATGAACGACGAGATCCTGCGTGATCCTGAGATAGCGTTCCTAACAGGGCGGGGGCTGTTCATGCAGTCGGTCGAAGGCGCCGGTCCTGCGGCACTTAACCTGGGGCGTGAGGAAGCGTTCATCTCTCGCATTGCAAATAAGATCCCTGGCGTTGGGGTCTCAGAGCGCACGTTCGGAACATTCTTGAATAAACTCAAGCATGATGTTGGCAAGAAAGCCCTGAATAATTGGCGGCGACAGGGGCTGTTGCCTGAAGGCCCGATCAATAGGGCTGATCTCACAGCAGAGCAACTTCAACGTCTCGATTCACTGAGCCGGTTCCTGAATGTATTCACCGGCAGGGGCACGATCCCAGAACGGTTTCAGGGCTTCGCTGATGTAGCGAACGTAGCCTTCTGGTCACCGCGCCTGACTATCTCAAGGTTCGAGGCGCCGATACTTCTAGCAGACCCTAATATTAGAAGGCTCGTAGCGGTAAACATGGTTTCAACATTCGCCACCGGCGCGACTATTCTTGCACTTGCAGAAGCAATGATCCCCGGTGTAACGGTTGAGAAAGACCCGCGTTCATCTGACTTCGGGAAGATCCGGTTCGGCAGTACGAGACTGGATTTCTGGGGTGGGTTCCAAACCACAGCGCGATATCTGGCACAGATAGTTACGAACGAAACAAAGGCGGCTGGGCAGGAAGAGACCGGGTTCAATAAAGGCAACATTGGCTCATCTAGCAGAACGAGTCGCGGTAGCAGGATCCTCCGCTTCGGAAGATCGAAAGTATCGCCCGGTCTCGCAACTGTTCTCGCGAACGAACTTGGCGGAGGTACGTTCCTCGATTCATCTCTTGAGGCTCCACCAGACCGTGGCAGGCCACCAGAGATAATCGGAGAGGGTCTTAGGAATGTACCCGTCACTCCGGGCGGGCTTGAGTCAGCGCGTGAACAGGATGCGATTCTCCAATTAACCCCGCTGTTCAGCATTGAGTTGATAGATGCGATGGAGAACTACGGGCTGATTCGTGGCACTGCTCTTTCGCTGCCGACACTCTTCGGAGTCGGTACAACTACATTCAACCCGGAACTCACAGATCAAGAGTTGAGGGAGCGATCAGCATCCTAGAACTGCACTGCCAGAGATGCCGCAAACTACTGATGAAGTCCGCTTCATTCAGTTACAGCCATGCGAATGATTCCATTGATGGGGAGCAGGAAGTTCGATGTGGCCGGTGCTCGCACAGCAACTGGTTCTTGGACCGTAGACTGAAAAATAGTGTAGAGTTTGTCCTGATGGAGTCTTCGACTCCCTAACTGAATAGGACTCAAGAGGCCGCAAGAGCCCGTTACCAGACCAACTGGTGCGGGCTTTTTTGTTGTCAATTTATTCGGAGAATATGAAATGGTAACTCAGCCGCAGGAAACGTCTTCGGAGAATCTTTCGCAAGGTATCCCTGACCTTCAAGACGAGCCCACAATCGTTGACGATACATCCCCTGAACAGATTGAGTTGGAACGCCAACTCGACATTGAAGCGGGTGTTGAAGTCGCGGAGCAGGAGCCGGTAACGCCGGAGCCTGAGCCAGAGAGTGAGCCCGCTGGAGTCCAGGAAGAACCAGTAGCGGGAGCCCAACCGGAGCCCGAACCACAAGCAGAGCCAGAAGTGCAGCAACCTCGCGTTTACACGCCAGAGGAAGTTGCCAAGATGCAGTCCGCTTACGACCGGCAAATTGCCGAGCAGCAGCGGATTACACAAGAGGCGCAAGACCAACTCTCAGCGCGCCAGATGGAAGTGGATATCGAAGCCACTATCCGAAGGCAGGAAGCGCAGCTTGCTCAAGAAGTAGGCGCAGAGAGAGCATCCCAGATTGCCCGAGACCCTCAGAACGTTGCCCTTATTCGTACTGCACAGGAATCCCAGCAGAAGGCCGCAAGGCTGGAAGCTCAGATCACTGAGCAGAACGCGAATGCAGAGCGACAGGCTCAGGCGATGTGGGCGCAACAGCTTCAGCGAGAGCATGAACTTTCACAAGAAGATGCTGTCGCCCTGATGGAGATACCAACTCCGCAGGGAATGCAAGCATGGGCTGAACGCCTCTCAACTAAAACAGCAACAACTAAGGCGGCTCTTCAGAAGAAGGTTCCGCCAGAAAAGCCCGAGACACTCCCCTCTAATGGCCGTTCAGACGGTGCAGGCTCAGAGACGGAACAGCAAGCACTTGACCGCATCAATAGCTTGCCCGCATCTGACTGGTCAGCAAAGGACATGGAGTTCATGCGAACGGGCAGATTGAGGTAATAATCAGATGGCTGAAACGAGCCTGACTACCGGCCTCACGAATGCGCGAAACACCATCGTGCGTGAGGCGCGGTTTACACAGGAAGCAAACACTCCTTCCTGGCAGTTGATTGAAAAGGTTCAGCTTCCTCGTGGAGCGGGAACCGTGAGGATGCCGAAGGTTGGATCTTTCGAGATTTCTGACCTGACCGATGGCGTTGACATGACGGATGAGCAGTCGATCAACATGACGAATGTTGACCTGGCTGCAACTGAGCGTGGCGCAAAGATCGTCATCACTGACAAGGCTGCTCGTGAGAACGGTACAACCGACCTCTTCCGTCTCGTCGGCAAGCAGTTCGGTGATGCTGGTGCTCGCAAGCGAGACCGAGACGTTCAGGCTCTTTACGCAGGGCTCAACGGCGGTGTCGCATTCGGTGAGTCATCCGCGACTCTCTCCCTCGGAAACTTCGCCGCAACGATTGCGAAGGCTATGGGTGGGAATGCAGGCGCAACTGACTCAACCGGTGGCGAGCCATTCGACCCTGACTACGCTGTCCACCACCCGCACGCTGTGTTCAACGTAACGCAGAGCGCTACTGCGATTGGCAACAACACGCAGAAGGTGAACGACAGGCGTGAGGAAGCGATGCTCAGTCGTTTCTTCAGCATCAACTTCAACGGTGTTGACCTCTTCCAGTCCAAGAACATCTTCGTGGACTCATCAGGTGACGCTGTTGGCGTGCTCGCAGAACGTGGAGCGATGGTCGGCTTGACCTCGCTCGAATGGACCACTGAACGGCAGCGTGACGCTTCCGCTCGTGGAACAGAAGTGAACTTCGTGTCTGACTACGGTGTGTTCGAGTTAGATGACACACGCGGCGCCCCACTGCTCTTCGCAGCCGACGCTCCATCAGACACGGCCTAGTAAGGACTCAGCAATGGTTACGGCACTACCTAGAGAATCTCGTCCCGCTCTTAATTCAAGGGGTTATTCACGCTCTGGCGTTGAACTCACTGAAGGCTGGGTGGATCACGCGGTTCCTCTTTTCACGCACAAGCAGATCACTGACAGGGCTCCGGGTGAACACGCCTTCGATGCGAGGGTGCAGGACCCGAAGAACCTGAGTACAGCGGAAGCTGACTACATCGCCCGCAAGGGCGCTCAGGGTTTCTTTGCGTGGAAGCCGGATACATGCATGGACCACGAGTTCACATCAATCGAGATCGTTGCTCGCAAGGGTGGCGGGACGATACAGACTCGTGGAGAGCAGGTATTCGGGTGCAAGTGGTGTCGTGGCCGACAAAATAATGGGTTGCAGGGGGAGGCGGAGTCACCATCTAAACCAGCGGCAGAGTCCGTCGCTGAGGTTGAGCCCGCTCCCCCAGCAATCACCACAGAGCAATCTGTGAGTGATGCGGTGGCATGTACGGTATGCGGAGACGTTATGAGTAGCGTTTCTAAATCCGGCAGGCCACGCACTAAAAACCAACAGCTTCACGGTTTGAAGCTACACATGAAGAAGCACCAGTAGAGATAAATGCCTGCTGGTACTTACCGGGCAACACCGGTGAGTGCTTCTAGAAAGAAAAACATTGAGTTTCCCAACTACAGTTGGCCTGTCTTACGGGCAGGAAAAGCAGACCTCCACCGCTAAGAGGATGGCTCTTGGCACACGTGGAGTTCTGCCTGATGGCCGTGTGTTTTACTACGCACAGGCTGGCGCTGCCGCACTTGTTGCTGGCGCCTGTGTCCAGACGAAGGTTGCTCACGGAGCATCCGTTCACCACGCAGGCCTCGCTGTTGTTAACGCAACGGCAACCGGCGTGAACACCCTGTCGATCACGGTTGTGACGACCAACGCCACGCGTGACCAGTACGCGGACGGCTACGTTGTTGTTGACACCTCACCTGGTCAGCAGATGTGGAAGGTTCAGTCTCACCCTGCGATTGCCTCGGCAGCGACAGGCAAGTTCACCTTCTACCCGGATGACGTTGTTGTTGACGCTTTGACTTCTGGAACAACGGTTGTTGGTCTGCGGGAGAACCCGTATGCATCCACCATCGTTGCCCCAACCACTGCAACCGGTCTCGTTGTTGGTGTGCCACAGGTAGCTGTGGCCGCTGGCTCGTTCTTCTGGGCGCAGACCTACGGACCAGGCATGGTCAACGCTGACACCGCTCCTGTAGCGGGACAGCCTGTTGTCTCTCCTGGTGGCACAGCAGGACACGTTCTTGCTGCAACGACCGCCACAGCCCTCGAACTTTCCCAGCCGATTGGGATCGCTCAGACCGGCGCAGGCGGCGCGGACGACTACGCCTACATCTTCCTGACCATTCGGGCTTAACCGAAACAGAAATGATGTAACATTGGGGCGGGCCTGAAAGGGCTCGCCTCTTTTGTTGTAAAGGACTCTAATGACACGAGAAGTATGTATCTCTGGATTCGCCAGCCTTTCTCGGGACTGGGCAAACGAACTCCCTGAATCGGTTGAAGTCTGGGCTATGAACGAAGCCCACTACTACCTGAGACGACCGGCTTCCCGCTGGTTCCAACTCCACCCTCGCAACTGGCGTGCAACGGCTCCCGGCATCAAGGCATATTCCGCACTCGCATTCTGCGACACCTGTGGATGGGGAGAGAACGGACGCGCTGACCTTCAGCCCCAGATTGATGAGGTCAACCGCAAGGCGCAGGCGCACGCAGACAAGTACCCCGACCACGATGTTGAAGCAGGCACAGTGCGTGTTCGCAAGAACGGCTACGGGCGCACTCCGAACCACCTGAAATGGCTCAAGAGGTGCGGTATCCCGGTCTACCAGATGAAGGTGGATGAGCGCATACCAACCTCAACGCTGTACCCATATGACGAGATCGTTGAGAGGTACGGCCATGCGTGGATTACGAATGTTAAGCGACCGTACCTCACCTCTTCCGCAGCGTTCATGCTTGCGCTGGCGCTGTACGAGCACGACAACGGCGACACGATTGACAGGCTGTACCTTGCCGGTGTGGAACTGGCGATTGGCACAGAGTATTTCGATCAGCGCCCGTGCGTTGAATACTGGATAGGGCGGCTGGAGCAGGCCGGTATCGAGTACGTGCCTTCCCCTTACGGCCAGTCCATTCTCAACGGCCCGATATATGCTGTTGAACATTCCTCGCCGCTGGATCCTAAATCTATGGGAGAGGCCGTTGGGATCCCCGGCCAGCCGATGCCAGTAGTTTCAGTAACGGAAGATGAGGACGGCAATGCTGTGGGTTTTTAGACGGTTCTTCATGTGCAGCGGGGAAGGCCAGCAGGCCCACAACGGATTCATCTCGATGCACGATACAGGGTTCATGGGCTCCTGCCCTACCTGTGGTAAAGTACGGGCATGTGACGGTTACTCGATCATGCTTCCCCACAGGAAATAGATATGCCGAAAGTAAATGTTAAGGGCCAGGAATGGGACATCAAGAGTGTTGACGGCAACACCGTTACGCTCGCCAACGGCGAAGAGATAGAGGTCAACGACGACACTCTAGGTCTCATCAAAAAGGGCAACCGTCGCCTGTCTAAATAGTCGTAGTCGTCGCGGAAGGACTCACCGTGAACGTAAGAAAACTGGACTTCCCTGATCGGGATCTATTCATCCTTGCCGATGGTGATTGGCGAGGCTACCGATCTACACCCTGCGCCAAAGAGCCAGAGACCGTCGAGTGGATTCGCTCCTTCGACGAAGACTCCGTCCTATGGGACGTTGGCGCATCTGTCGGCCCGTACTCTCTCATAGCCGCTGCGCTCGGCCATCTTGTTTATGCGTTCGAGCCGTTCGCGCCTTCTTACGGGCATCTTGTTCAAAACCTGTGGCTCAACCGCTCGCTTGATGGGTCCTTGTTCGCTTTGCCTGTTGCATTCGATTCCGAAAGCAAGTGGCAAGACTTCTATGCTGCTTCGTCCATCCCGGGCTCCGCCTCTCACGGCCCTGTTGGTGAAAAACTTGCCCACCCTGTTCAGTCAATTACCGCTGATGAGGCTGCTGATATCTGGACACCCCCGGACCACGTAAAGATCGACGTTGATGGCGCAGAACTTGGCGTCATAGAGGGCGGTCGAACGCTCTGGAGGCAGGTTGACTCCATTCTCATTGAGTCAGAGCCTCCCACGATTGATGACATCACCGTAATCCTGCAAGGCGCTGGCCTAGAGATGGTCAACTCGTGGAAGCGCATGGGCGATACGAAGCAGCACAACTATTTGTTCAGGAGAGCGTGATGCGCGAACTAACGATTAACGGTCGCCTCATCGCAGACGATGAACCCGCGTACCTGATTGCGGAGATCGGCCACAACCACGCCGGTGATCTAGGCAAGGCTGTGCAGATGGTGGACGATGCTATCGACGCTGGTGCGGACGCCGTTAAGTTCCAGACCCGCATTCCGCGTGAGGTCTACGCTCCCGGTAAGATGCCAGGGGCTTACGACTTCGAGGCCGACAACCCGCAGTGGATGGCAAAGTCTTACGGCGAACACCGAGAAGCGCTGGAGTTTGACGAGGCTCAGTGGCGCGAGTTGTTTGAAACGTGCCGCGCTCGCGGTATCACGGCTTTCTCCACACCATTTGACCACGGCAGTGCCGACATGCTGGCTCGGCTGGACGTTCCTGCGTTCAAGATCGCCAGCGGAGATGCCACCAACACGCCGCTCATCAGACACGTAGCGTCGTTCGGGAAGCCGATGATCGTCAGTACAGGAGGGTGCAACATTGAAGACGTTGACCGGGTGGTTGAGACACTTGAACCAACGGGCGTCCCTTTCGCTCTACTCCAGTGTTCGTGTATCTACCCCGCACCGAATAACGTGCTCAATCTGCGAGTGGTCAGCGGTTATCGAGAGCGGTACGAAAATACTGTCACCGGCCTCTCAACACATTCGCCGGACTGGACACCAACGCTGGCTGCTTTCGTGCTTGGAGGAAGAATCTTCGAGCACCACTTCACCCACGACCGAAGATGGAAGGGAACCGACAATAACTTCAGTCTGCTACCAGTGGAACTGCGAGCACTCCGGGGAGCCTGCGACACAGTCTTGCAAGCACTCGGGTCACGCGATAAGAAACGTGATCCACGAGAAGACGCCTACACCCTAGAACGCCAGAAGGCTCTCTATTGGAAGCGGGATTTGCCAGCAGGCCACAAGGTCACTGAAGACGATGTGATTGCGCTGTGCCCGAACCCGGGGCCAATCGCTTTTCAGCCTTACGAGATTGATTTAGTGGTTGGCGAAACCACACGAGAGGTTAAAGAAGGCGACTGGATTCACGTATGACCAGCGCCATAGCACTCATACCAGCCCGTGGAGGGAGCAAGCGTGTCAAAGGGAAAAACATCCGTACACTCAACGGACATCCGCTACTCGCCTACACGATCTGTGCAGCAAGAGATTCGGGATGTTTCGAGAAAGTCTTGGTTTCCAGTGACGATACTCAAACGCTCGAAATTGCTGCAAAGTACGGGGCTGATGTTATTCGGCGCCCTGATTCTATGGCTGGCAGTACATCTCCGGACATCGAATGGATAAAGCACGCCCTCGGTATCGCGGCCAAGATTGGTGACTTCGACACCTTCTCGATACTGAGGCCAACGTCACCCTTCAGGCTCCCAAGTACCATCCAGCGAGCGTTCAGGGAGTGGGAGTCGGCAAAGAACAGGAACGAGAACTATTCCTCGCTACGTGCGCTATCGCCTGTGTCACAGCATCCCGGTAAGACATGGCGAATTTCTGGGGGTGAGGCAATCCCGTTGCTTCTTCAACCACCGGGACAACCTTTCCACGACTCCCAGCTTGCATCCCTGCCTCCCGTGTATGTGCAAAATGCCTCACTTGAGATCGCGTGGACGGCTACAGTGGAAACGACAGGGACGATCTCAGGACACCGCGTAAAACCGTTCATCAGCGTTGGGCACGAGGGCTTTGATATCAACGACGAAATTGACTGGATGGTTGCAGAGCAGATGGCTGCGAACGGAGCGGAGTTGCCAGATGCCCCCTGAGTACAACCCGATCATGGACGTACCAGAGGGTCACGAGTCCGGGCGATCTAACAACCTCTGGACTCCTACGAACGTGGAGTACCTGCACTCATGGATCATCGGAACCTCTGGTGCTGGCACACGCATGTGGAAGCACGAGTTCCAGTTGCATTTCATGGGCGAGACTGAGACGTTCGGAGTGATGGCTGAAGACGGCGCAGACGAATCCCAGATAGAAGATCTCGCAGCCGGTGTCTCAGAGCGGGCGATTGAGAAGATATTGGAAAGGTCGCAGGAGAGGGGCAGCAAGTTGCGCCCTGAAGATCTTGCAGCAAGAGAGAACTGGGACACACGAAGAGACCTTGCTGGTGCGTGGAGGGAGTATCGCTCCTGGGCCAAGAAACGCAGGGCATCATCGACCGGTAAAAACCTCTACAAAGGACTCACATGACCACGAAGACTGCTCGTAAGAAGAAGGTTGAGCCGCGCCAGATTGCCATCCTCGGTTACGCCGAAGAGACGCGGGACAAGATCCACGGCCTTGATGAAAGCGTTGAGGTCTGGGGCATCAACATGGCTCACGTGTTCACGCACAAGTCCGACTCTACAGGCAGCATCACGAAGAACCTCAAGGCCACCCCGACCAACTGGTTCCAACTTCATCCGATTGACTGGGCTAACCCGAAGGGCGAAGTGACCGGGTACTTTGGCAGGCCGAAAGAGCACATGGACTTTCTGAGCGCCTTTGACGGCAACGTCTGGCTGCAGAAAGAGATCCCAGAGATTCCCAATGGCAAGCGATTCCCGCTTGAAGAGATCAGCACGGCGTCTGGCTCCAGCTATTTCACCTCCACGTTCTCGTACCAGTTGGGGCTGGCGTGGTATCAGCACGTTGTTGAGAAGAACCCCATCAAGCGCCTGTATGTCTACGGCGTGAACCTGTCCTCTGTTGACGAGTACATTCACCAGAAATCCTGTGTCGAATACTGGCTCGGCAGACTGGAAGAGGCCGGCGTGAGCATAGTTATCCCTGATGGATCCAGCCTTCTTAAAGGGAAACTCTATGCAATGAGCGCGGGCGGAGACATCTCGGACCATGCGTTCGACAGGCTCCAGCACTGGAAGGGGAAGTACATGGAGGCGTGGGCAAACCTGAACACCGCTTCCTCAATGAAGGCAGAGCAGAAGTTCTGGGCAGGGCAACTCTCTGTCATTGCTGAGAAGTTCCCTGAGTCGTTCACCGATGAGGTCACCGATGCTATCCAGGAAGTGTTCGGCCACCGCGGGTCAGTCCTGAGCGAGATGTCAGACAAGATGATTGCGGAGTTGAACGGCGCACTTGGAATGGTCAAGGACAACCAGCACTGGCTTGCCCTCACAGGCGGCTTCGATCACCGTGCTCCACAGCTACCTGAGTTGAGGATGCCGTCAGAAGTGATGTCTCAGAACTTCAACCTTCCTGAGCAAAAGTCAATCTGATATAGTCTGACTAGCACAGAAGGACTCACTGTAGCGTGGAGGGTCCTATGGGCGTTTTTGTCGCTGAAGATACGAATAGCGCTGGCGAGAATTTCGGCGTATTCAAGGTAGGAAGCGCTCTTGGCGGATCTTCAGTTCTCATCCCTGCATCCTTCCTTATGTGGGGTGCAGACTCAGCCAACCTGGTAGTCACTGACACCGGTGACCCGTTCCCCACCCGGCTCTACGGCAACGACTCCGCTGCTCCTGTATTTGTCGAGACCAACTCCGGCCAGCCGATGTTCGTGCGTGGTGTTGGCGACTCCACCGTTCCTGTATCTGGAACCATCGCTGTCTCGAACATAGACGGTAATGACACGACTGTCACGGCCACTCTTAGCGGCGGGCAGTCCTCTGTAACCATTGCCGGTGGTCAATCATCGGTCACCATCGCAGCCGGTGCGAACGACTCTACCTCACCTGTATTTGTCAGCAACTCCAGCAGCAACCCGGTCTTCGTTAGAGGCCCGAACTCCACAGCAGTCTCGGTGGCTATCGTCTCTGGGGGCGATGCCAACGACACGACTGTTACAGCCGTCCTGAATGGCGGAGAGTCCTCGGTCACAGTCGCATCTGGTTCGATCACCGTCACCAACGACTCATCTGACCTGCTCTTTGTGTCAGACTCAGCAACGCCGGTATTCGTAAGAGGTCTGGGGGATTCGACGATTCCCGTATCGGGAACTGTTGCGATATCGAACGACTCCACAGACCAGATCGGCGTGACACCTCATGTGACCTCGGCCACTGCCGGGGGTGCTCTCTCTACGCAGTTAGCTCTATCGTCTCTAGCCTTGACTGTCGGCGGCATGACCGCTGCAGGCAGGCTGTACGGGCTGTCGTTCTCCAACCCTGACTCTGCTGTGAACATCTGGGCGAAGGTGTTCCAGGATGACTCGGGTGGCGTCACGCTCGGTACTACTGAGCCTGCGATGAACCTGATGATTCCGTTTGGTGGTGGTCGTGAGATGAACTTCGGGCCGGCGGGGGTCGCTGTCAGTTCGGGTCTGTCAATCGCAATCACTGACGGCGCAGGGTCTACGGTTCACACCGCGCCAACAACCACGATGTTCGTAACAGCAATCTACGCACCTAGCACGTAATGCCAGCCGTACTAACACAAATCGTCTATCTCAAGTACCGGGCCGGAGCCCCAGCGGTTGTCGGCCTGTTCTCTCCTGTCTTCAGAAGTGATGGAGATGTCACAACTGTTAATCGTTCTCGTTCTAATGCCGATACTGAGATCAGAAGCCGTAGTGATGCGACTACTACGTGGAGATCGCGGGGTGATGTTCGATGACGCTTAAATGGGGTTTCCCGCATGGCATCCATGAAGGCTCTGATTTCGCGCTTGAAGCTGTTCTTACGATCAACGGCGCGAAAGACTCTGACCTCGTTACTTCGTCTGGCACTTATACGCTTTCTGTTCAGAGTTCCGTCCTGAACGCAGGAACGGCATTGCTTGCCGATGAGGGCAGTGACTCCACGGTAGTGATCGGGTCTGGCACGAAAGTCAGGTGGGAGATTACCGATACCCAGTCTTCAGGCTGGGAGGCTGGCGAATACCCTGGCGATGTGAAGCTGGTTGACTCAGGTGGCAGCATCACCTATTGGTCTTGCACGATGAAGGTCAGGACGGCAATCGACTAATGGCTACATCACAGTCAAAGACCCGCAAGCAGATCCGCCATTCTGTCGGCCTCAACACTGAGACCGTGTGGCTGGACGCGGGCTCTATCGAGTCCGCTCCGTCTGAGGGCGCCCCATCTGCCAACAAGATTATCGACCACAACCTTGAGTTCGGGTCTGATGACGAGCACCGGGGCAAGTGGGTATTCGCCACGGACAGCAACAGCAGCACAGAACTGCGGCGTGTACGCAACTCAAGCCCTTCTGAGCGTTCTCTGACGGCCTCAGTGACCTTCTCTCGCAAGATGGACACATCGTGGACGTACGAGTTGTGGGAATCCACCATGTCACCAACGCTGGTTCACGATTTCATTGACCAGTCCATCACGGAAGCTACGCGCAAGGGGTCTGTGCCATTCACCTCTGACTCGTTCCACACAGGTGGTGGAGTTCACGCTTGGGGATTGTCCTCTGCCTTCTCGGGCATTCGATACGTGGAGTTCAGGCGTGCGTTCACTGGAGAGCAGCTGACTACGCTGGACAACCTGATGAGTTCAGCCACGAACAGCACGGTCGTCACAGATACGAGTGACAGGCGCGAAGGCTCGGCATCGAACGAGATCACGGTGGCTGCTGGCGCAGGTACTGCCGAGACGGTGGCTACTGACTCATTCAGTGCAGTCAACATGCGCGGCCACACCAACGTGGAGTTCTGGATCAAGTCCAATATCACGACCACCTCAAGTTCGTTCAGGTTCCAGTTAAACGAAGGCTCCACGAACAGAGAGACCATCGCCATACCAGCACTGGCATCTGACTCATGGACACGAGTTGACCTGGCTCTGGTGAACCCGGAACTTGATAGCGCCATTAGCAGGTTTGTCGTTCAGACTGGATCAAGCGACATTGGTGCTGCTGTCCTGCATGTGGATGAAGTCGCCGGGTACAAGGCAAGGTCTGAGGACTGGGTGAGTGTGCCACAAAGTTTCTGGCGCGTGGACAAGGATCGTCGGGAACTTCGCATCAGCAAGGAAGCTGGTCTTCCCTACGCCAAGCTGCAAGTGACGGCTGTTAAGAAGCCTGCGCTACTGTCCAACGACTCCGACATATGTGAGATAGATCCGAATTACGTCACTAACTCGGCTACGGCTAAGGCATTTCGTAAGATGGGCGAGGTTGGAAAGTCAGACCGCTTCGAGGCGCTCGCACAGCAGCAGCGTGTTCGGATGAACACCCCAAGCGGGATAGTTTGGGTGGATGATTAATGGCAGCGACAGGTTTTGTACCGGCAAACAATGGCCCGAAATCGGGCGTTGTTTCCACTGGTAACTCCAGCACAGCTACGCTTGCTGGTGATGCCGTATTCACCGGCACGGCTGAAGTCGTTACTGGTTACGGCGGGATCGCCATTCTTGCCTACTCAGATGTCGCAAGTGCCGAGAACGGGCTGTCTCTCCAGTCCAGTGCTGATGGCACGAACTGGGATAGTCAGCTCCCTGTAACGCTTGCCGCTGCTAAGAGGGAGATCCACACCCTCGCAGTTATCTCTAAATACTTCCGTGTCGTTTACACCAACGGTTCAGCCGCTCAATCTGAGTTCAGGCTGGAGGTGATGTATACGTCTGGTGACGGCAAGTTGACCAGTCGTTCGGCGCAGGTAATCACAGATGATTACGATGTCCAGTTGGTTCGGCCTGTTACGAATGAAGGAACCGACCTTGCGGCAGGGTTGAACTCGGACAGGTCGCTGCTTCATAAGTTCGGCGCACAAATAGCCATTAGCACCTCGTACACACCTGTCGCAATCGGTGGGATTTACCCGACCGTTCAGGTTGCGGGTGCTCTCGCTATGAGGGTGAAGGCAGGCAACACCAACGACACCGCTGCTGGCACTGGGGCGAGAGAGGTAACTATTCAAGGGCTAGACGAAACTGGTGCGTTGGTTTCCGAAGCCGTGGCTACCGCTGGGACAAGCGCGTCATCTGCCACATCTACCACTTTTATCAGGGTGTTCAGGGCGTGGGTGTCTGCGTCAGGAACGTATGCTACGTCTGCTGCCGGGTCACACTCTGCTGACATTGTTATCGAGGACAGCGGCGGCGCAGGCAACTGGGCGACCATAAGCGCCGCGGATTTCCCCAGAGGACAGACGCAGATAGGGGTCTACTCTGTACCTCTTGGCTGGACGGCGTATATCCATGACTTCCATCTGACCACCAGCGGGAACAAGCCCGTGGACTTCCTGATGTTCCAGAGACGGAACATACTGGAGACCGCTGCCCCTTACTCTGGGATGAGGCTTATTCAAGAGATGCGTGGTATTCAGAACGAGTACACGTTTGAGCCGGTAAACCCGGTTGGCCCGTATCCTGCGCTGACGGACATAGGGTTCATGGCTAAGGGTGCAAGCACCCCTGACGTAACCGTGGACTTTGAAGTTGAGTTGGTGAGGGCGTAAATGCGTAATTTATTCGGGTCATTAAACTCATCTGGCGGAGTGCTCCAGCAGTTCCTGACTGCAGACCAACCTCTAGTTACAGCGGCTACACTCAAGGCGAGATCCACGAATGGGGGTCAGGTTTATATCGGCAACAGTTCGGCGGTCACATCAGGCAATGGGTTCATGCTGAACGCAGGAGATGCGTTGGCAGCAACGTATGAGCCAGGCGGGGTGAAGGGAACTTCGTTCTGGATGCTGGCTAGCGACGCTTCGCAATACTGTGATTACTTTTTCGTGATGGAGAACTAGTTGACTACGAACGTAGACCGCGAGAACACGGTCAACATTAACGGCAAGTCATACGCCATCGAAGGTGATGTGCGGCGTGAACTTGCGTCAACTTTCCCGCAGAAGTTCGTCATTGGTGATGTGAATGAAGAATCGCACCCGCTACTTTCCTCGATTACGTGGACGGACTTTACGGGCGGGATGCTTAAAGAGACGATCCAGCACACTGAATTACCAGAGAACATCAACAGGACGTTCTTCACGAACCTCAACACCCGGCACAGAGGGCATCTATTTAAGCCTCACGCTTTCAACAGGCAGGCGTACGGATCATCAGCGACTGCCACGGATGCCGATTCCCCTGTGCAGTTCATAGCCGAATACCGCCCAAGCAGTGCGACCACATCCAACGTCTACGGGACGAATGGTTCGGTTGGTGTCCTTTCGCTGACCCCGAACAACACGGTTATCTATCACACGCTTGAGAGCAGCGCGACAGATTTCCATTCAGGGCGGGTCAGTGGCCTCGGGGCGCTGGTTGCCCCGCAGGGCAGCAGGGTCTCATGGACTCGATCTGACACGAACATCACTTCATGGCAGGATGATTCGTCCGAACTTATCACTCACGTGACTACGTGGCGCGACATGTTGTGGGGAGTCAACGATTCGGCTGAGTTGTTCTTCACGCCAGATGTGTCAGGGACTTCGCTCGAATGGACGAAGGTTGCATCAGCGGAAGTTAACGGGCTGGGTCAGCAGAGAGGGTTGCTCGTAGGGCCGGACGATAAGCTGTACCTCAACACGCGCCGTGGCTTGCACAAATATGACAATGAACGAGAACGCTTTGACAATGTTTTCGATGTCCCGGGTTCATCTGATGGCGGGCTTGGCACGACAGTGTGGCAGGGGTCTATTTTCTGGGCGCAGGGGCTTGCGATATGGAGGTTCACTCCCAGCGGGGGTGTGAACGTAGTTGACCCGATTGGGCTTAACTTGGAAGACGGCTTGCCCCACAACAGGTTGGGCCGCATAACTGCGCTGAGCCACACAATCGACGAGATGTTCGCTCTCGTTGCGCCAGAGACGGACTCAGCACAAAGGCCGGGTGTTTACTCATGGAACCCCCAGCAGGGCTGGCAGCAGTTCTGGACATCCTCAAGCAACCCAAAATCTGCATCGGCAGTCAGGAACTACACAGTCGGCAGATCCATATTCACCGGCGAGCAGTTCGGCGGGCCTGTTAACTACCACATCGTTCCTGCTGTTTCACATCTCGGCGGTAATGCGCGACTCGGCGTGCCGCTAATCCCGGGGAAGCAGAACTGGGTAGGCCCGAATAATGTGGATAGTGTCTGGGGAGTGGGGTGGTCTACAGGCATCCAGGATTCAGCAACGGGCACTATCGCTGCCAGTACATTTGAAATGATTACACCGTGGATAGTCGCGGATGGACAGCAGACATGGACTGCATTAAGCGCAACGGTAGCCCACTCATTCCCAAAGACAAACTCATCTGTTTACGGCCAGTCATCGGTGGTGCTAACAGACAGCGAGAGGATGTCGGTCCAGTACGGAACCGATTACAACAACTCGTTCACCCAACTGGGAACAATCAAGGGTAAGTCTGACAGCAATGGCGAAAGCATGTTCACGATTGGCGGCGATGAAGGTCTGCCTTTTGAAGCGTTTAGATTCAAGATCAAAATGAATGACAGTGCTGCGCCTACGCCACAGTTTACGACTACGCCCGATGTCAACAGGCTTTCCCTTCATCTGCACAAGAACCTTGACCCACTCTGGGGGTTCACGGTAGTGATCGACGCTAAGAGCCAGGGCTTCGGTCGTTCTGCAAAGGAAGTTCGAGAGGAACTAAAGGCGCTGTTTGATGAGAAGACCCTGTTCACCTTCTCGTTCAAGGGTGATGCTGACCAGCGCGAGGCGTACCGTGTGGCGCCTGTTGGTATCCAGTCGGTTGAAGGCACAGGCACAGATCAGTCAGGCCAGTTCCTTCTCAGGCTTGCAGAGGTGAACTAGCGTCCTCTTGGCGACAATAGGATACAATGCGTGCTATGACACAGGAATCTCAACCGAAACCAGAAGATGAGTTGGCTGTTGAAGATGAGGCAGTCGTTGAGGAATCAACGGAAGACACCCCTGTTGAGCCTTTGACTTCGGAGTACATTAAGGACTCGGTGGTAGGCCTGTCTGATGATGCAAGGAATGCGTTCGTAGGGTTGTACGAAGATGCTAAGGATGTGTGGGTCAACCCCATAAACAAAGGCATTCGCTCAAGGTTTAACAAGGCCAGGCGATTCTTCTCGGAATTAGGTGGGGAATAATGCTCGGCCTCGGATCCATCAGCATCTTTATAAAGATTGCAGTCGGAGCACTTGGCGTGGGGATGGTCATGGAGCGTGCCCTTAACGCTTTCCTGCCGGATTTTTTAGCGGAGCCGTCCGAGACGGAGCAACCGCGGCCATCATGGTCGCAGCGATTACGCTCACGGTTACCCCTATAGCGATGTATGAACTCAAGAAGACGGCTCGGCGTACGAACCGCCGCCTCACTAAAGCTGAAAACAAGTTAGACTCTCGCGTCAATCGAATGCGGCGCAAATCAAGGAGATCGTAATGGACCTGCCACTAGTACCTCTCGCAATGATCGGGGCATCTGTTGTCCTGCTTGGCGCTGGCGGAACAATAGGACTCATCCGGGGCAAGAAAATCTGGGGCAACAAGGATAAGAGCGACGGCGACTAGCCGTTGTGGATCTTCCGGCCGTGGCGGTTACTAACGTGGCCGTGGCGGTTCTATCACAAGGAACGTTCGCTTGGTCGCCGGGTGTACTGGCGATTCGTATGGATCTTCATCGCTGCCTGCATGGGCTTTGGCCTGACCCTCTCGTACCGTGAAGACCTTCTGTTGTGGCTCTATGAACCCGCAGGAGGGAACCTCTCCCCGTTTGAAGGCAACCTCCCGATATTTATTAACCCGACCGGGGCTCTATTTGCTGTCTTCAAGATGTCAGCACTGGGTGCTGTCGCGTTCGTGATTCCCGTTAGTTACATTGGCCTGTATACGTTGGTCAGACCTGTCCTCACGCCCAGCCAGCGTCGATGGGGTGAGATTGCCCCGGTGGTCGCTGCCCTGCTGTTCACTGCCGGGGTTGCATTCGTCTATTACGCGATCCTGCCGAACGGAATGAAGTTCCTGCTTGGATTCGCAAGCAACGTAGCCACTCCGCTGATCTCGTTAACCTTCTACACGGACATGGCACTGGGGCTCATGTTCTGGGTGGCCGTGATGTTCGAGATGCCACTGGCGACGTTCATCCTGACGAAGTTGAACATCACCCCGTACCGGAAGCTGAACAACCGGTACTTCCACAAACTCGTTCCGCTCGCACTCGTAGTATTTGCTGTATTCATTACGCCTGGTACTGACTTGATAACGCCGATCATTGTCTATGTGCCGCTGTACGCCCTCTGGCATGTGAGCCTGTTCGCTTCATGGCTGGCTAAACCTGAAGAGGGGAACTACCTCTGGCTCAAGACGATCAGTGCTGCGTTCGCATGGCTGTTCCACTGGCCGCTGTACGTGGTCAACCTGCCAGTGCGGGCGGCACGCTGGCTGTATAGAAAAGTCAGAAGAAGGTAATATGTATCCAAGAGGAACCCTGAATGATTAGCTACTCACTCGACCCCAAAGGCGACTACATCCCGCTGGACGGTGCGACGCTGCACACCTTTTCATATATCAGGCTTGAGGACACAGGGACGATCAGACAGGCTCGTTTCTATCTTGACGACACTCTGGTTCAGATCGAGAGGCGTGCGCCGTACTACTTCAAGGGTGTCAGCATTACTCGCAAGCCAAGAATGGCATCGTTCGTTGACGGACTGCACACAATCCGCGTGGACTACGATCACCGCGACGGTCAGACATATTCAGAGTCTGCGTCGTTCCAGGTGGGAGAGCAGCCTGCGCCTCGCACCGGTAATACTTTCCCGGCTAGCCTTAATCTGACCATCGGAGACCAGTCGATCACGATGAACCTGACGCTCTCGGTAGATGCGGACGGCAACGTAACGAGTTTGGGGTAAGCCATGCACCTGTCCGTACCCGGCCCATATGCCAACACGCCCGCTGCTGACCCTGCCGCTGACGCGTACCGCCGCACTCACAGCCTCACTGAGCACGCCCCCAACCGCTGCGTCATTTGCAACGCCGCATCTACCTCTCACGATGCGGTCGCCCCTTACATAGAAGTGGACAGCAATGCCTAACTGGAAACCATTTGCAATCGGCCTGATGGTCGTGGTCGTAGCAGCAGCCATCGGCTCTGTCGGTGCGTCATGGAACGCCACGGCTCAAGA